CTAAACCATCTATTTGTAATGTAGCATCAAATTCAGTCAAAGCATTTTGAGCAAGTTGTCTTGCATTATTTATTGTTTGTTTTCGTTTCTTCAGTTCTTCTATTAAATTAGTTCTTCCTGCAACTAATAATTTCTGTAATTGTTCAGGTTCTATTCCATACTGAGTTGCAATATTACCTAATGTTTTTGTAGTTTCAGTATCAAAAGAACTTTTTAATCTTCTAGCACCAGTTATAGGATTAAATAATTTGTTTGGATCAATACTCATTAATTTGCTCGATATATCATTTATATTTTCATTATTTAATTTGGGTAATTGCGAAATACCATTTTTTATTGAATTCAAAGTTTGTTTCGAAACTCCAGTTGATGCTTGTCCAACAGTTTTAGTTTTTCCTGATACATTTTCAATACCATATCGTTGTCTAATTTCACTAATTTTATTAACTCTAGCTATTGCATTTCCAACATTTTTCGATGATAGTGATGCAGTTTCACCTCTGATTGTTTTATCTTTACCTATTTGTATTAATTTAGCAATAAGTCTACTTTTTGAATTATTACTAGCATTTGATTTTAAATATGCATCCAATTGACGCGATTTTATTTTTTGATTGTCATAATATGATCGTGGTTTTTCAATATATTGTCTTATTTTATTTTTCTTATTGTCTGGCATAGATTGTATAAATTTTTCTTTGTTAAATTTTCTAGCATCCCTAAAAGTTTGTTTATTAAAAGCTAATCCTTCAGTTTCTGATACAGCAGATAATCCACGTTGACTCACATCTGATGTAAGTTTTTTAATAAGGTTATTGTCGGTAATTCCTTCATTTGTTAATAATTTTTGCATTTTACCAATATTATATCGTGATGTTCCATTACCTGAACTTATTTTTATTAAACCTGGATTTTCTATATATGCTTTTTGTAAAGCAGTAATTGCATTGTGTGTTTTTTTAGATTTTAAATTATCTGGTGTTAATGGTTGTTGTTTTGTCGGTTCACTGGTATCTATACTATAAAAATTTGGTAGTGTACTATAATGTGATTTATTACTGCTTGTGTTTGGTTGTGCATATGTTGGTTGGTGAAAGTGTGTTTCTGCTATAGTTGCATAATGCGGTTCACCAGATTCATCAGATTCATCAGATTTACCAAGTTTATATAAAGGATTTTGCTTTAAACTTGGAAATTGTCGTGCTAACCCTGGATTATTAACACTAATAACAGGTTTTGGTTTTGATGTTGTAAAAAATGATTTTACTTTTTGTGTAATTTGTTTAAACTTACTTGGCTTTTTTGTTGACTTTTCACCACTACCCCGCATCCCATTTATTTTTTTTGTTCTCTTCCACACCATATCAATATCTAATATCTAATATCTAATTTTTTAATATCTTATTCAATACACAGAAATTATTTCTATCTAGAATAAAATAATTTAAAACCATATCAAAATATTTATTTATCCCTGGAAATATTTCCAACTACACCCAAAAGCAAACCGCAAGCAAAACAACAAACTAAAAAGTAATATGTCTCTCAAGGTAGTTGAATATTATATCCAAACTTTAAAAGAATATACTGAAAAATTAAAAAAAGATAAAATAACATTATTAATGCAAGTTGGGGAATTCTTTGAAATCTATGGTTTAGTTTATCCAGATGGCTTACGAGTTGGCAATCTCTGGGAATTTTGCGACAATGTTAATCTAAAAGTAGCCTTGAAACCCCAAGTAGTTTATAATAATCCTGCAATCCAAGTTTATATGGGTGGTGTAGGTGAATCTTATATAAATCCTTACATCCAAAAAGCAGTTGACCGTTTTGGTTGGACAATAGTAATCTTTGAACAATCCCGGATTGGTATTTCCAACAAGTTTGAACGCAACGAGGCTAGTATTATTAGTCCAGGAATTAATATTAATTCTGATAATTTTTCTAATATAACGATGATAATTTATATGGAACAAGTGCGAAAATATTATTCCACCCCAAAACACACCACCCAATACCAGAAAACCGGAGACAGAGATAAATACATAGATAAATACATAGATAAATACATAGACAATAACCAAATTAATATCGGGGTTGCCTTTGTAGATTGTCTGACTGGGGAAAATGGGATTATGGCAATTAATAATTCCCCGGCAAGTGATATTAGCATTCCGCTAGATGAATTATTGAAACTGCTAACAATTAAAAATCCTAATGAATTATATATTTATCTAGAGAACTTTGATTCAAACCCAGCCGACACATCCACAGCAACATCCCAATCCACGTTAACTGATGATGATTTGATAAATGCATTGCACTTATTCAATTATAATTTTAAAATAATTCGCGACCCTAGTTCAAATCCCACCCTAGATATAATCCATAAATTACAATATCAAACTTCGATATTTGACCAGGTCTATATACGGCATCGGGGTATAATGGATATAATGCAACAATTAGGAATTGATGGAGCGGAACATACTTATTCTAGAATTGCTCTAACCTTGATAATTGATTTTATTAATAAGCATGATAAGACTATCATTGAAAAATTATCTGCACCTGAAATAATAGTAAATAGTGATAAATATTTAATGTTAGCAAATAATTCATTGGAACAATTAGATATTATTGATAATTATAAAACAGAATACAAAAAGAATATAAATTGTAAACGTCTATCTCTTCTTGAGTTGCTAGATAATACTAAAACCCCATTAGGCAAAATCCTGCTCCGCCAAAGGTTATCTATTCCCATTACTGATGAAACTATTCTAGAAACACGTTATAATCAGATTGCAGAAATGCTAGAATTACATATCAATCACGTAAAACAATATCCAACTGATAAATTTGGTTCTCCATTACATCAATTACGCCAGAAGTTGGGAAATATCCGCAATATTGAAAACTATTTACGAAAAGTAATAACATTGAAAATACAACCGCAAGAAGTTGCACCCTATATTGAATCGCTTTATAATTGTAGCCGAGTATATGAATATATTCAAGAATTTGCCAATACCAATGCAAATACCAATACCAATAACAATAACCAGAAAATAAAATATGTTCGCCAATTGCTACCTAATGAAAAACAAGTTGAAAATTTCACCCGATGCCAGAATAAGTTTAAAACAGATTTGCTTCTAGAGACTATGAATTGCTCTGTTTGGAATGGTATTGAAAGTAATCCATTCCGAAAGGGAATTAATAAACCGTTAGATAATTTACAAGAGGAAATAGATAATGACCGCGGGTTCTTAGATTCCCTTCTGTTAGAATTATCCAAAGTAATTGACCCTAAGTATGAAGCCGCGCAAACCCAATCACCACCAAACACCACAGCAAACACCACCACCAAATCCCTTATTTTCATTGGTGAAAATGCAAATAAAGGAATTCATATTTTTACGAATACATCGAGAAAAGATATTCTAGAGGCATATTTTGCAAAACCTCACGCCCAATTGAGAGTAGGTAATTATAGGATTTCATCTAAGGATATAAAATTTTTGAAGATGAAAGAAAGTAAATGGGAAATTGAGATACCTTTACTGAAGACTAGCAATGGTACCCTCAAGGCAAATATTGACCGAATCGGCAAACTTGCCAAACAGGAGTTCCTGGAGTGGCTTCGAGTAAATATTATTAATCAAACTGATATTCTGGATGCATTGTCGGCATTTGCTACGTTCGTTGCTAATATTGATGTTTTGCAGTCGAATGTTTTAAATGCTATTGAAAAAGGTTATACGAAGCCAGAAATAGATTCATCTGCATCGCGTAGTTTTATGAAGGCAGATAAAATTCGTCATCCGATTATAGAACATATTAATACCGCGACGAAATATGTACCAAATGATGTTATAATGGGTACCCGAGGGGTAGATGGGAAGAATGAAGTAGATGGTATATTGCTTTTTGGAGTAAATGCTGTTGGTAAAAGTAGTTTAATGAAATCATTGGGAATTAATGTGATTATGGCACAGGCGGGGATGTATGTGGCTAGTTCCCGATTTCTGTATAAACCTTATAAATATTTATTTACTCGGATTCGTAATAATGATAATTTATATGCAGGTTTAAGTAGTTTTGAAGTGGAAATGAAAGAGTTTAAAGTAATATTGAAATATGCTAATGAGGATTCCATTATTTTAGGTGATGAATTGGCAGCGGGAACAAATACTGAGGATGCAACGGCTATAGTTGCATCAGGGGTAATAGAATTATCAAAAAGAAAGAGTAATTTTTTATTTGCTACGCACTTACATTTTCTGGCGGATATGAATTGTATTAAGGAATTAGGAAATGTTCGTTTGTGTCATTTACTTGTTGAACGTGATGTTGAAAATCCTAAGAAATTAATATATAATCGTAAATTGTTGGAAGGAAATGGTCCGAAATCATATGGTATTTTAGTGTGTGATGCTATGAATATGGATATTGAATTTTTGAATAGGGCGAAAAGTATTAGGGAAAGTATTAGGGAAAGTATTAGGGAAAGTAAAACCCAGGTTCCCATTGGTGAAGTAGGTTCCAAATATAACAAAAATAAAATAATTAGACTTTGTGAAATATGCCAGAAAGAAAGTGCATCTGATGTTCATCATATAAATCAACAGTGTGATGCAAATGATTGTGATTTAATTGATGATTTAGAATTAGGTTTATTTAATAAAAATAAGTTATGGAATTTAGTTGCCCTTTGTAAACATTGCCATCAATCAGTTCATAGTTCCCCCGCAAGGATAAATATTAACGGATATATAAATACTTCTAGTGGAATAGAATTATGTTATGAATGGTTGGATAATAAGTTAGATAATAAACCAGATATTAAGGAAAAAATAATAGTAAATGCAAAAGATAGTTCATTAGATGGTTCATTAGATAATTCTGTTGTGGGTGGTAATAATTCAGATAAGGAAATGGAAATGTCTCTAGAGAATGTTGGTGATACAATTCCTAAGAAAAAAAATACAAATAAACAATCCCTAAAACAATCTCTAAAACAATCTCTAGGAATGGGAATAGATTTATCAGATGACATAAAAAAGATTATTCTAGATATGAAAGCAAATAATACTACACCAAAAAAAATACAATTTGATTTAAAAAGGTATCATAGTATAGAAATTACACAACAACAAATAAGAGAAATTAAAAACTAAAACACTAAAATCTTACAAAATATAATTCATTTTTTTTTTGAATATTTTGCTTGTTTTTGAATATTGTTTATTAACTAATTAGTAGTATCTCCTTTAGTTTTTTTCTGACCTGCATTTTTGTTATACTTAGCCTTGTTCCGTGGTGGTGCCTTGGGAGCTGGAGCCGGAGCAGGTGTCGGGGCAGGAGCAGGTGCAGGTGCCGGAGCAGGTGCAGGTGCCGGGGTGGTATCAGTAGATGAATTATCAATCTTGCTTGCTTGTTTAGCATTTTCTAGCTCTTCCAAAACTTTAAGTTCTTTTTCCAATAGTTCTTTTTTGATTTTAATTTCATCTGTTGTCATATTTTCATTACTAGATTCTATAGCAGAAGATGATACATTTGCACTTGCATATTTTTCATTAATTGCTTTTACAAAATCTATAGATTTTAGATATGCATAGGTTAATGATGCACCTTTAACACTCTCTGCAATTACAGATAAATGTTTATTATGACGTTCATCTTCAAACTCTTCAATCCGAATTGATTCTAGGGTTCGATTCTCTTCTCCATTATCTTTGGTAGTATTTGCAATTTCACGGAAAATTTGGGCAATTGCATCTGCATTAATCCAAATATCAGCATTACGTTGTTCATCATCATTAAAAACTATTTTAATATTAATAATACGGGATTTATGGCTAACAGTTCTCATATTGATTGAATGAAAAACACCATTCAAATAAGTACTAAGGGAACGATTTTTTACATCAATTCCATAAAATACTCCGAGTTGATTCTCCATTTTACGCTCAGTAATGATGACGTTCTTAAAATTACGCAATTTACTAGTAAGATTTTCGCATTGTTCTTCTGGGGTAAGATATTTACCATTTTGATTAATAGCTTTATATTGACGGGGTTGTTGCTTATCTGAAGAAGCCATATTTTAAGTTTGTAAGCTTATTAATAGTAATGGATAATAACAATGGTTATTAGCAATGAATTAAGTAAATTAATGTAATTATATAAAAAAATAATTTTTCAATTTTTTATTTATATTTTATTATTTGTCAAATATTTTGTCTGTTTTTTCCGTTTTTAATTATTTATTGAAAATACCTTATATATTTAGATTGGCTTAGTCTTCCTCAGAACAAACTTCAAACCATGTTTTTCCTGCAGCAGAAGAATCAATATTATTTTTTGGCACATCATTATGATTATCATTATCAACCTGATTATCATTAGCCGAATCACATTTTTCTTCATCAGCTTTTGGTGCAATAATAGTGTTTTCAGTGTTTTCAGTGTTTTCAGTATTTTCAGTATTTTCAGTATTTCCAGAAGTTGCATTTGTATTAATTGGGATAATTTCTGGTTTTGAAATAATGGAAGTCTTATCACTACTAGATTCCAAAATATAATTATCATTATGCAAAGCTACAAGTTCATTATAGCATTTAATACGTATTTCATGATGTTTCTTCATAATTTCCAAATCTTTTTGCATCATGTTAATATTCATTTCAAAATTATAAATATGCATTTTTTCAGCATCCAAGGATTCTACAGTAAGTTCATTAAAAACTGGAGCAAATTGCAGGGGGAATACTGGGACTGGTACAGGAACATTAATTATTGGTTGATTTGTAATATTAACTTCAGAGCTTACTGTAGATTGTTGAATATTAATTTTTGTTTCTTTTTTATCAGTATTTGCTGTATTATCTATATCATCAGGTGTCTCTACAGGTAGCACAACAGGTGGCACAATAGGTAGCACAACAGGTGGTACAACAGGTGTCTCTACAGGTGTTGTAGTAATCGATGTTGTAGGTGGAGTAATTAGTGTTGTGGCTTCAGGTATATTATCATCATTCTCTTCCATTTGTTTAATAGAATCGCTAATTTTATCAATAATATTTTTCATTTTTTCAAAGGTATTATACATTTTCTCTTCTGGCTTAGATAGAAAATTAATATTCCAATGACATTGTCCATTTTCATCATTAAAGCGTTCAGTATCAATTTTGTATTCTGGATGAATAATTTTACCTTCATTATACATTTTTTGAATGCATTCCAAATAATTATCATTAACACGGGCTTTGCAATGCACTTTTGCATTAGGTTTTGTTGTTGTTTCCAATTTAATTTTCAAAAATGCATTATCATATCCCATATGGGTTTGTGTAATAATTTGGTAAAATTCACCAATCTCATTATTCTTTTTAATCATTCTAATATTCTTTTGTTGTTGCATAGGAAAACCGGAAACAATACGTTCAGCTTTGGCTTTGTGCGAAATAGTATTGCGCTGCATTTTATTTTGGTAGTAATCAAGTTAACAATCGTTCAATGACACGATTTAAAATAATTATCCCTATATTTAATTATTGTTTCAATTTTTTATTTTTTTGAATATTTTATATGCCAAATTTAATAAAATAGAATTTTTTGGATTTTTTGGATTTTTTAGCAAAAAAAAATAGAAAACAATAAAAAAATAACAAAGTATGTTTAGTTTTCTGTTTGTGTATGTTTCATAAGTAATGAAGACGATACAATTCAGAGAAACCAAACACACTTTACTTTCAAGCCTTTGAAGCCTTCAACGCTGCAAGCTTTGCTTCCATTTGAGCAACCAGCTCGTTGTCTGCAGCCAGCTGAGCCTTCTCCTGAGCAAGTTTTGCCTCTTTCTGAAGACGTTTTTCTTCTTTAAGAATGTCTGCAGCTATTTCTTTCATTTTGAGAGCAGTTGCAGCACGGCTTTCTTTCACCGTTGCAAGCTCAGGGTCGCTCACATCCGCCCATTTGACTGCATCAGCTTTCTGAGCGAGGGCGTCGGGAAAGTCGTCGTCTTTGTTGAAAAAGGGAGACTGAGGTTGAGCAACAGGCATTGGTGCGGGAACAGATGCGGCGACTTTTCGGAAACTCTTCACGTGGCGGAACTTGCAGTCGGGCACTTGTGTTTCGTGGTCAGGCTTTCCATCGTAGAAGCAGGGAATATCTTCGCGGCGAGCGGGGCACGGACCTTCATGCATGAAATTGCACTTGGAGCGATCGTGGTAAGGATTCTTGTTGTGCTTGCAGAGCATTTCGGACTTGTAATGCCAATGATCACAGAACAAAACAGGCGGATTCGCATCCTCCTCGCCACCTGTGCGCTTGATGATGTAGTTGCGCATTGCTGCATTGTATTTCTCCAGAAGGCAGACACGACAGGTGCTGCCTGGTGCTGGGGCTGGTGCTTGGGCTTGTGCTGGGGCGGGTGCTGGGGCAGGTGCTGGGGCGGGTGCTGGGACAGGTGCTGGTGCGGTGTCGGGTTCCTCTTGAAGAAGAGCGAACGGGTTGTCATTGGCACAGCGTTCAACACGTTTTTTACTCGAAGGCATTTTGTGAGTTTGAGGGTTCAAAGTCGTTGCGTATAGCTCGATTGGGAAAAATAATTATTATATTAAAAACAATTAAAATCAATTTTTGTCAATTTTTCAATTTTTTCCGAAAAAACATTAATTATTGTATATAAATGTTTGTATATAAATGTGTTGTATTATTTTTGCACATTTTCAACCCAAAAAATAAATCTTTTCTGGCTGCCTTCAAATAATTCTTTCTTACTAACCTTATTACCATCTAAATCGGTGTCTTGTCGATAGATGAAAAATTCTCTTCCATAATCGTGTGGTATTTTGAACCCTTTATTTATATAGCCTTTCTTCAATGCAAAATCATAGTCATAATCGCCCCACATTAGGGCACGCAAACTTTTATAAAGTAATTCTAATTCTTTATCTGAAATAGTTTCTACTAACCGAAAGGGTGATATTTTGGACATCCATAATGCATCCGCCCGCAAATAATTCCCTACCCCAGATATAATTCGCTGATTTACTATAACATTACCAATCATTTTTTTACAATTTACCTTCTTAGTAATTTGGGTTTTGAATACTTCAAAAGTAGTTTCTTCATCCATAATATCTGCACCTAATTCTTTTAGTTTCTTTTCTAAATCCGCTTTAGATTCGATAATTTTAAGGGTTCCAAAACTTAATTGGTCATAGAAATAAAGCCGCAATCCATTATCCATTATAAATTCAACATTAAGATGGTCTAGTGCTCGTTCAAACCATTCACTGAGATTATTGTTGGAAATATATTCCCAAATTATTGGATATGCAAATACAAGACCTTCATGCTTATCACTTTTAAGATATCTAGAATTATGTACATCTGCTAAATTATTTTTAGTTTTCCCGCAAACTGTCCATCCTCCAGTAAGACCTAATGTATTAAATAACCAAAATGTTTTGCCATCTTCTATAACATTTTTGTCAACATTTTTTTTAACATCTTCTTTAGTATTTTCTTTCTGGCAACTCATTAATTCTATATAAGTAAATTTACCTTTTGTTTTAACATTAATTACTTTGACAGGTAAGTGTTTTTCTAAATCCTGGAAACCATCAAAGGGCTTTTTAGTATAACGACCTTTAAGAATATTTAGTTTAGTTATCATATGTCCTTCTACATTATGACGTATGATGTCTGCAAATTTACGTATTTCAATACCTTCTGGCATTCTGGAAGATGTAGATATTGATATAGATATGGATATTGATATAGATATGGATATTGATATAGATATAGATATAGATATATAATTTTTATTACTCAAATATATTTATATTGATTATTAAAATATAATTAAAATTAAAAATTAAAATTAATATTAATATATAATTACTTCATCCGCATAATTGCTCTACCTGCAGAATGCAACATACTATTACATAGTAATTGTTTTACAATCATCAGACAACAAACTACTATTACTAGAATGCTTGCTATAGTAAAATTATAATTAAAATTTACAGCAACATTAATGTATGAAGTTTTAACAATGATAATGAGTGTAATCATCACTGCAAATGCTATACCTAATAATAATAGTCCTACAACATTGCATATTTTAGTGTATTTTGTAAATGATAGAACTAAGCATAAACTTGCAAGAACAATGAAAATTATATACAATATATACAGTGCATTTCCTTGTTGTCCTAAATCAGTATTATTATTAGATTCGCAAACATTATTAATACATTTTTTATCCATATATTGATCTATATTTGCATCAAGAATATTAGTCTTCATATAAGGTTGATACAAAGCCCATATAGTAATACTAATGGCAAATAGATATGTGATAACACATAATACCCGGGGTAATAAAGATTTTAATTGCATTTATATTTTAGTAAGGTAAAATTAATTATCTAGTAGATTATGTATTATTATTTTAGAAATTTATTTTGATGTTGCTAGAATAATTTTAATTTTATAATATTAAAAAAAATTTAATTCTTAATTTTATTTTTATTTTTATTTTTATTTTTTTAATAAAATTGAATATTACAATATATAGTAATTGTTTTTACTTAAAAATAAATTTATATAAGTAATACATAATCGTAATACATAATCGTAATACATAATCGTAATACATAATCGTAATACATAATCGTAATACATAATCGTAATACATAATCGTAATACATAATCGTAATACATAATCGTAATACATAATCGTAATACATA